CTATTTTCTCAATATAAAAACTACTAAGGCCATCTATTTCTCTTTCAACAATAAAGTAAACTGTACTTCCCGCAGCAGCTACATGCCGATACATCCCCTTTTCAGGAGCCTCTAACACATCAGCTGCTGGATCAGTCATGCACTTTGTCCAACCTAATACACCCTGTTCATTTACCGATTGTAAAATAGCCAAAGTCCCATCACCATTAACCACAATCAAATAATTACCATTGTCATCATCAGGATTTCTATAAGTAGCCATACTAACAGGGTCATTTAATAATGATTGAGATAAAATACTTATATCAGAAGCTGCTTGCCCAGCAGACTTAGAATCATAAGTCATTCCCCATAAAATCTTGCCACCTTTGTCCATATAAACAACTTTATTATCAAAAATCTGCGGGCGAACTGAACCTATTCCATCATTATTTTGCAAACCAAATGAAACGTTAGTTACAGTTATCGCGGCTTCATTCATTACCTGTGTCGCAACTAATCCAGTGCTAGTAAATACTAAAAGTGTTTTCTCACCAATCATGTCTTTAACAATATTTGAATTATTTGTATGAACAAAGATCTCAACAGCATTGGTTGCAAAAGCCTCACTGTCATCAAAATTATTCAAATCATTTGTTTTAGACATCCATACGCCTTGCGGCACTGAGCTACTTCCTCCAAAGCAAAGTCTTCCTTGGAAAAATGTTGCACATCGCGGATAACCCAAAGATGCTGACCATACTGGTTCTTTTAGAATTGATAATCTTCCGTCTATATAATCATCATTTTTAAATTTATCTATTGTATATCCTTCAACTTCTGTATCACTATTATAAACAGTAATTCTCATTATTCCGTCATTAGAGTCAAACAATCCACCTACATGCGAAGCTTTGAAAGGACCTGCTGGACCTCCTGTAGTAGCTGTAAGTGTAATATCTCCAGTTACAGCACTTGGTCGAAATGTTACACCATCATAATCTTTATCAAAATCATATGTTGGGAAAAAAGTGAAATCAATTTCGCTAATACTCCATGATGTATGAAGATCGCTTACTCTAATCAAGACATAAGGGGCGACATCAGGATGAACTACAAAGAACTCGTCAGAACCTTGTGCAAACTTAATATCAGGCATTTGAGCTTTTGTATATGGAGAAACAATTGTATCTACAATTAGATCATTATGAAAAATAATTATTTGCAAGTGTTCAAAAAACAATAAATATTTTGTTTCATCACTATATTCAAATATAGCGATCCTACCTTCGGTTTTATCATCCATAAGCAAGCCGTCATAAAGATATTTCGTGCCAAATCTTCGTTTAAGACCGCCTTGAGGTACAACTAAAACATTACGAGCATACTTAACACCTTTCGATAAAACATCTAGATCAAAGCGTGAATCCACCCTTCCATCAATTTCACCATATGTAAAATTACTTTGTATTGTAATTGTTTGAGACATTTGCAACCCTTCTTAACCACGCCCTCTAACATTGATATAAGGGGCATCTTTTATAGAAATTGTAGGATGACTTGACCCGTCAGCTGCGATAGCACCCTTATAAGATGTTTCTTCTTTCTTCTCCAGGATAGCAATCATTTCTTTTGAAATACCAGCAGTAAGAGCCAATCTGCCAGAAAGATAATAAGTAAAATACTCCTCAAAGTACTTTGGGAACCTAGATTCATCAGGTTTAAACCTGTATTCAAGCTTTAATTCACTGTAATTTGAATATAAGAGCTTGTTTTGATAAATCTGAAAATCCCGATTATCAGGATACAATCTAATTAAAGATAAATAATCAGCTGGTAATTGATATATATACTTCCATTCATCAACAATAGGTTCGCTTTCCAATCGTGAAAGCGGAATTATCGCGGTGGCAAATCGCCAATTATCCTTTGCAAGAACAGCGGAGATCGTTAAGTCGTAGATGTCCTCAGCAAAAGTAGCGAATTGACCACCGCTTGAAACTGTTGTAATAGAACCTTCACCAAGAAACGCAATAGCATTTCTTACAATTTGAATTCTTGTAGTGGCCATAACTCATATCCTTTACTTTTTCTCTTCCTTGTCCTCTTCCTTGTCCTCTTCCTTGTCCTCTTCCTTGTCCTCAATTAACTTTTTTATTACATTAGTACTTTCCATTGCTCCAATTAACGCATATCTTCTAATGCTTAAATCTTCCTTAGCCTTTTCGACCTCAGTTAACTTATCCATAACCTTCTTTAAATTCTCATTTAATTCGTTTAAATGCTCTTCGATTTTACTTAACTTAACAGTCATAACGACCTCCTATTTATATTAAAAAAATCAGTTGGTTCCAAAATGGAACCAACTGAATAAGTACCATTAGGCATTTGATGTTGAATAAGCATTTATCCAACAATCAGTACCATCAGGGGAAACTACCTTAACTCTGAATTTAAAGGTTGATGCAGCAGATCCACTTTCGACAGCAACGAGGCCTGTGGCATCGTCAAAGTCAACAAAAGTATCACATGCATTCTGAACAGTAATTGCATTATCAAAGCCATTGGTTGCAGTTGAATTAATCAACAATGCATGGCCCATAGCAGCTACAGCAGAACCATCTGTATTTCTGATTCGAGCACCGTAACGTAATGTTGCAGCACCAACTTCATCAGAACAGTTAACATCAAGAACACCGAACTCAGTAGCATTCGTACCATAGTTTTCACCACGGATAGTCATGCCACGTAAAGTAGGACATGTTCCACCACTTTTATTAGCAGCACCAAAAGCACAACCTTCGACTATTCCTAATGTTCCACCTGAACGGTTAGTAACATTAGTATTCATTCCACGGATTATGAAGTTAGCATCATTAGCAGCGTAGTTAGAATATGATCCTTTAATTACCGCATCATTACTATCACCAGTTGCAGCAGATCCAGATGGACGCTCACCCGAAATACCTAACATGTAGGTTTTTTGAGCAACACCACCAGTAATATACTCATCACAATCTAGTTCTAAAAAGTACGCATAATCACTAGCTGGTCTTGAATTTGGAACAACTGCAAGAGCTCCTCCAATTCCGACTATGCCATCAGTAGCATTAGAAATAGTTTCGCCATTATTCAAACGAATATCAGCTGTACCTATTGTTATACCATTCATGTCTAAGCCATATCCAAAGCCATTAGTTGAATCATCAGTTATTAAATATGCTGCCTGAATGGCTGCTTGAGATGACAACTCAGCATTACGAACTTTAATACCGTATGTAGTAGTAGCTGAATTAGATTCATTCTTTAACAGAATCTCAGCACCACCAAATTCAGTAGCTACAGTTCCGTAGTTTTCTGAGATGATTTGAGCACCCAAAACAGTAGGCATTGTGCCTCCACTATCACACTTGGACCCTATCATTGCTCCGTCCATACGACCACCGGCACCACCTGAGCGTGTTGTTACGGTCATATTGATTCCACGAAGAATGAAATTAGCATCATTAACAGCATAGTTAGAGTATGCGGCCTTGATTATGGCATCATTACTGTCGCCGGTTGCATTTGACCCTAGCGGACGCTCGCCCGAAATTCCTAACATGTAGGTTTTCTGAGCAACTCCACCAGTCATGTATTCGTCTGCATCAACATTTAAGAAATATGCATAATCACTGGATGGCCTAGCATCTGCAGTAATTCCAACCACACCAGTAACAGTTTGATTACCACTGGCTAAAGTACCAGTTGTAGTTAAACCTGTTGTGGTTAGATTTGATGCTCCAAAACCAATAGTTCCACTAGCAGCATTGATGATTGCATCACCACTGCTTAATCTAATATCAGCTGTGCCTATTGTTATACCATTCATATCTAAGCCATATCCAAAACCGTTTGTTGAATCATCAGTGATCCAATACGCAGCTTGAATAGCAGCTTGAGATGACAAATCAGCATTTCTAACTTTTACACCATATGTAGTAGTAGCTGAATTAGATTCATTTTTCAATAAAACCTCAACACCACCGAATTCAGTAGCTACAGTTCCATAATTCTCAGGAATAATCTGCGCACCCAAGACAATAGGCATAGTACCACCGCTATCACACTTAGACCCTATCATTGCGCCATCCATACGGCCACCGGCACCGCCTGAGCGAGTTCTAGTAGTCATATTTATACCGCGAAAGATGAAGTTTGAATCATTTGTTGCACGGTTATTGTAGGACCCTTTAATTAAAGCATCGTTACTATCACCGGTAGCATTTGATCCGGATGGACGTTCAGCTAAAAGACCCAACATATAGGTCTTCTGTGCAGCACCACCAGTCATCTGACCAGAGCCAGCACCCTCAACTTTCACATGATATGCATAATCTGTTGAAGTACGCGTAGGCGTAATATCAACAGCATCACCTAAAGCAATAGCGCCGTCACCAGTTAAAGTTAATTTGTCTGCTGCTACAATTGTATTGTCAGCGATATGAGCATTAACAATTTTACCGTCTTCAAAATCATGATGTTCATAATATTGAACGGTAACATTGGTAGTAACACTAGTTATTACAACTAATGTATTATCATCACTTCCCTGAACGTGTAAAACATCAGATACTTTAAATTTACCCTCTCCTGTGACTAAGCCAACCTGAGCATCATTAAAATAACCACTTGCTATTATCGTAGCAAGCGTATCAACCCCACCTATATATTTTCCATAAGACCACCAAACAGGAGCAGATGAATTTCCTGAGGAGGTTATGCGACACAATAAACTATTATCAAAAGACATAATAAGCCTCCTTAAACGTAATCAATTTGGACAATACCTTTTGCATCAATTGCAACGGCATTTGCCTTATATTTACTTGTAACTAAAAACGAAGTTTTGATAGGCATATAGTTTATTTCTGTTGAGAAATCCATACCTATACCCATGCCTACGGCATTTTGACCCCATGCATATGCTGAATGTGTTCCACCAGAAACAGGTACTCCACCTTCGACCATATCTCCAAATACATGCCAGACATAACCAAACATTTCCATACCATCCAAAGACATTCCATTATCTAAAATTTGCTTATGAGTGAAATCACTACTAATGAAATTAGTTTCATTCAAGATATCTTGTTCAGCTGTACCATCAATAGCTATATGCAACTTGGTTCTATCGCGTCGAATAGAGTTATCAGTCATGAACTTATTCATAGCTAAAAACTTCGCGTATGTGAAACCAACTCCTGCATTAGCAATAGTGTTGCTTGTGGAACTATTTTCTAAAGCGTTTATAATTAACTGATCACTTCTTCGTCCAATAGCATAACCAAGAGCTTCTGAAAGCTCCCTTACTTCATCAAAATTGATTTCTCTTTGTGCAAAGATATCTGAGTATTCAGAAGCATACCAATCTTGAAGAATGACTGTTGCATCAGTCCATACAAGGTTTAAAGGGGAAACATCATCTTGTGGCGCTTTTTGTTGAGCAAGCCCAGCTGCAAGTTTAGGAAATTTTACTGTACTACCAGTAACGTTGTTTTTTAATCTCACTGAGTTTTTTAGTTTAAATCCACCTTCTTGATATGCTTGTTTAGGCATAGGATCAAACATCGTTACAGCGACATCATTTACATAAATAGACATAATAGCCTCCAAAAAATTAATAACAAAACTACATAGATTTATGCGTAGCTCTGTATCATTTTGAAGGCCGCTATGCGGGTAGCTTCCAGATACGTATGAGGGCAGAAACTAATTACATTATTTACCCCTAATGGGTAAAAAGCAAATGTTTTATGGGTAAAAATAGTTTCCCAAACTCCCAGGGGGAGTTTGGGAAAGAATTTCTGGTGGATATTGTGGTGATTGGGGGGGTAACTGAATCGAAACAACCTATTTCAATTCATTGACAGATTGCACGCATCAAGACCTATCTTTTTAAACAGGGGGTTGTGATGTGTTATTTCACAATGTGAAGTATGTTTTCACAATGTGAAGTATGTTTTCACAATGTGAAGTATGTTTTCACAATGTGAAGTATGTTTTCACAATGTGAAGTATGTTTTCACAATGTGAAGT